ATTATGTGAGAGAAGGTAAGAATCTATGAACTATTTGAAAGAAGATGTAAATTATATCTATGGACAATGTAATATGTGTAAAAAAGAGTTTTCTGTACCTGTTGCTGAAACTAAAAAAATTGTAGGTGGCTATAAATTGTTGAATACAATAAAGTGTTCAGGCTGTGGAGGAAAACATGTAGATATCATAGATTATAAAAGAAAAATGAAGCATGCTAACAAGACTCAAACAAGAGTTTCTTTTGAAGATGAAAAGAAAGCTTATGAAATGAAGTCAAGAAATAAATGTCCAAAGTGTGGTTCTGTTAATTTTACGCCAATGAAGAAAGGTTTTGGACTCGGAAAGGCAGCTGCAGGAGTTGCGGTGGCAGGACTTATTGGTTTTGCAGGTGGATTAATAGGAAGCAATAAAATTATATTTGTATGTAATGAATGTGGTAATAAGTGGTCGAAGTAAAAGAATAGTAAAGGATTTAAGAGATGTTATAACAGGCATCTCTTTTTTATACTTGCAACCATTGGGGATGATGTAACCTTTAGAACTAAGAATTAACTTGATGATTCTATCACCTAGAGGTATCATGTGAACACTAATTGAATATGGAGGTGCAAGTAATGAAAGAATTCTTGATTAAAACTACTTTGCAAGGATTGATATTTACAGCTAAGGAGAAGGTTTGTGTACTAGGAGAGGAAGCTGAAGATGATATAAATCAGATTAGGGAGATGTATAAAGAACTGGTGAGGTTTTGGGATTTGGATGAAAGATATATTGATGAATTTGATAGGGAAGTAGAAAGTATGGGAGCTGAGTGATCAGTTCCTTTTTTTAGTACCTTTTTGTAAAATGTTGTATAATATTAGGGATAAAACGTTTTACGAAAGGAGAATTTTTAATAATGAAAAGAGAACTAATAATAGCTAATTTTAATTGTACATTTGGAGAAAAAAATAAACCTATGCTTGAATATTTTGATGAAATACTATATCCATCATTCATTGCTGACATAAAAAAAGTTAACAAGAAAAGTAAGGATGAATATTTTTTTACTAACGTCAAGTTAGTTGAATATGAAAAAGATTTATTTGCTCTTGTAGGCTTTTTAGTGAAAAAAACTGTATTAGAGATTAAATCTGGATATGATGCTAATGGATTATTTGATGAGGATAAGCATATTCCAACGGCACCATATTCACTATTTGCTATTTTTCTGAATAATCATAGGATGATCTTAATTAAGAATCAAAAAAAAGGTAGCCCTGACCTTAGAAATTTTTCAGCCACAGCTAAATTTTATTTAAAAGACTTTGTTAATAAATACAATAAAGGGAAAAAGAAAGATGAAAGATTTCCACGTGCTTACTTAAATATTGCAAGTATGCCTTCGGAGAAAACAATAAAAGAACAATTGAAAGGTGTTAAAACGATAAATAAAGTTACGTTAAGATTCTATCCATTGAATGGAGATGTTGATAATTCAAAAGTTTTGAGAAGTTTAAGAGCAGAGTTAGATGAATTACAATCTAAATCAGGAAATAAGACAATCAATACTCCGAAAAATCATGATGGGGTAGCCAATCTAGTTAATGATACTAGAGGAAATGCTATTCCGACTGTAAATGTAACTTTTAATGATGGAGAAACAAGAACTATTAGGAATGATGAATTTACTGAAAAAATTAGAATAGAAAGTACTAATTCAAATTTAAGCATTGATGATACTGTTGATTTAATTGGTGAAGTTAGTAGTAGAGATGAAATTAAAGAGGTGGGGGAAGAAAACAAAATAATATATCTAAATAATTATAAAATGATTAAGGCAAATTGGGAGAAGGGGTTAGATGAATGAAAATAAGAAGAAAAATTTAATTCAAAGTTTGGAACGATTGACAGAAGGAAAAAATAATTTTGAGTTGCATAAAGAAATATTTAAATCGCTTATTGGAATATCAAGGGAAAGGTGTGTAATCCTTTTTGTTATTATGATGGTAATGCTAAAAAAAATAATTAGCATAGGATTTGCTGATAATACAATAGAATTATTTTTGAATATAGTATCTTATTCAAATAATTTTGCTATACCAGTATTTACACTTATTTTTACTGGATATGCAATATTTCAAGCATTGAGCAATACAGAAACTCTGACTGCGTTACTTTCTGTAGAAGAAAATGAAAAAAGCAAATTTGAAGAGTATAATCTCAGTTATCTTTGTAATGCAATGCTTTATTTAAGTATTATTGGGATAAATTTTATTATACTTGTAGTGTTTTCTGGAGTTTCATCAACTTGGCATTTATCATGGTTTAGTAATTTAAAAAACAATGTGATTGCAACAATATTAACTGGCGTGTATATTATGCTAAATGTACATGCATTATTGGAAGTGAAAAGTTTTGTTTTCAATTTGTATAATTGTTTTGCAATTAATGCTGTTGCAAACGGACTTGATAGGCTTAAGAAAAAATAGAGTGGACAATAACATTTAATAAGAAAGGTGGTGAGGATTGTGGCAAATGTAGTTACAAAATATGATACCCATGTAAAGCCTAGATTTAGTGAAATATATAAATGGGTACGAGAAGGATTGACTGATGTAGATATGGCTAAAAAGCTAGGGATACATGAGTGGACACTAAGAGATTATAAGAAAAAACATGAAGAATTAGCAAAGGTATTAGAGCGACCTACCTATTGGGAACTTAAGGTACAGCCACGCTTAGTTGACATAAAACAGTGGTGTGAAGAAGGTGCTACAAATGCAGAGATTGCAGCTCGATTAGGGATATCAGAAGGGCTATGGTATGAATATATAAATAAGTATCCGATACTAAATGAGTTCGTTTCGCTGGGCAGGTCTGTTACCAACGCAGAGGTTGAGAAGTCACTTTATAAACTTTGTACTGGATATGAATATGAAGAAATTAAAACGGTTATTGAAGAAGCACCAAATGGCAAAAAGAAAACTAGAATTGAAAAGACCAAAAAACATGTACCACCTTCTTCGCAGTCTATACAGTTTTATTTGAAAAATAGAATGCCTGAACAGTGGAACGATAAGAAGGAATTTATATTTGATACCAAAGAGAATGAAGAGGCTAGAAAGAAGCTATTCCTTGAAATGATAGATGAAGACTTGATTGAAGCAGATTATTCAGAAGTAGAAGATAGTATTGTTGAAGTATCTGAAGAAGAACAGAAGTCTGCTGATTAATTAAAGATTATGTATTGAGTTTTTAGGGAGATAAATGCCCTTTTTATTGAAAATATTAGCCTAAATAAGCCAAAACTGACAACATAATGACGGTTATGTATTGAGTTTTAGCTTTACTTTCAGTACCTACAGAGGTAACATTAATACACCAAATAAAGTGTGGAGGTGCTGAGTGTGGCTTATATCAAGACTTTTAAGCAATATCTATTAGGACAAGACAAAAGTGATAATACTATTTCCTGCTATATCAGGGATACAAAAGCTTTTATTGATTGGTATAGTAGCAGAACCGATTATGGTTTGGATAAACTTATAGAACTAGATGCAGTTGAATATAAAAAGCATCTGCAAAATGGTTCTGATTCAATCATAACCATAAACCGTAAGATTGCAAGTATAAATTCCTTTTTAGCTTGGCTTTATAGAGAAGAAAAGATTGAAAGGGAACTTAGTATCAAACCTATTAAAAACAAGGACACAAAGCAATATAAAGGACTTGAGGATAAAGAACTAAGGAAGTTAAGGACAGAAATTCACCGCCTTGGAAAAACAATGCATATAGCCATAATAGAGATATTACTTGGAACAGGTATTAGGGTAAGTGAACTTGTAGATTTAAAGATTTCAGATATAGAAATATCCGATAGAAAAGGCAAAATAGTGGTACTTGGCAAAGGTAATGCAATAAGGACTGTTCCACTTAATAAGGATACTAGAAAAGCTATCAATGAATATTTGAAAGTGAGAAAGCAATCAGCAGATGATCATTTATTTATAGGTCAAAGAGGAGCTATGAAAAGAAATGCCATCAACCTTATATTAAAAAAATATGGAGAGCGATTAGGCATAGACATAACTCCTCATAAATTAAGGCATACACTAGGATATAAGCTAGTCCGAGAAGGTAAACCAATAACAACCATCCAGCAGATACTTGGACATGACAATATTCAAACTACTAATATATATACCCTAACTACTGAACGGGATAAGATAGAAGCACTTGAAGGATTAGAGTGGTAGAGATACCATTCTTTTTTTGTATTCAAATGGGAGGGGGACTTCTATTTGCAGGAGATAGGCTGTCAGTAGATGGGGTGGAAATATTTTTGACATTTTTCATGGAGATATCTATTATAGTATTAGAAAGTATTATTGGGTTAATAATAAATAATAAATAAAATTATTGTAATGGTACTACGATAGTGTTAAAATGAAGGTGAGATAGTGTATGTATAAAATTAAAAATGTATTATACAAGGTAAAGAAGCAGTTAATTTCATTTTTTATGAAAAGGGGGATGGTTATGCATACTGATAATACTGTAACCAAAGTGAATTCAATTGATTTATCTAAATATATACTAAAATATTTCAAGCAAAAAGATGAAACTATAAATCATCTTAAACTACAGAAATTAGTGTATTATATAGATGCATGGCATAACGTTTTTTTAAATGAGCCTCTTATAGAAGAAGACTTTGAAGCATGGATGCACGGACCCGTAGTTAGGGACTTATGGAATCATTACCGAGATGAATCTATTCTTAATAATCCTATTTATGCTACAGATGATGATATTGATTTAAATATTAATCAAGAGCAAAGGGAAATAATAGATGATGTATTAGAAGAATATGGAGATAAAACACCTTATTATTTGGAGTGTTTAACACATGAAGAAAAACCATGGATAGTTGCTAGAAGAGGTTATGCACCTAGTGATAGATGTACTGAGAAAATTTCAAAAGAATTGATGAAGGAATATTACGGAGCTAAGTTAGATGGCTAGGGGCAATAAGAGAAAGAATCGTATTCCCAAAATTCAAAGACAAGGTAGTATTCTAAAGGGCGTATCTGATAGTGAATCTGCAAAAGCTGAGGAGCAAAATTTAAATGAGGATTTTCTTATAAGTTTTAAGTATTTGGATCGAACACAGGGTCAAACGTTAGAACAGTGGGAACAGGACAACATATTAGCTAGAGCAATAGACAAATTACGGCACTATTGCTGTGATACTTTAAATTCTCAGTGTGGTGATAAGTTTACTGTTTATGGAGATTTCCCACCTAAAAAGAAAACTGATTTTAGTATACCGAAACATGTTCCAGAGGATGCAAAATGGGCAAGAATTCATATTACTGGAAAACAAATAATTGCTGGATATGTAAATAGAAATGTATTCAATGTAGTTTTTTTAGATAAAGAACATAAATTTTATAAATCACAAAAGAAACACACATAGAATATTTCAAAACCTTTCTGATTATAGGAGGGTTTTTATTTTATAAAAAAGGAGTGATGCCATTGACAGACCATGAAAAACAAGAATTTGAACGACAAAACCAATTACTAAAACAATACATGGAGAAGTATTTCTCTCCATCAAAAATAAAAGAACTAATAGAAACATTCACATTTTCAGAACTCCGAAAACTTCTTGGAGAACTGGATATCGAATTTTTTGCTCTCTGTTATTTTCCTAAGTATTTTGATAGACAATTTGGGAAATTCCACAGGGAGCTTTTTACTGAATTAAAATATATGCTAAATAATAAAGGGTTGATTGAGGCTTTTGGACTCCCAAGGGAGCATGGAAAGTCAACGATTAACTCTTTTTTATTTCCTTTATATTCTACACTCTACAATAAATCTCAATTTACATTAATCATTTCAGCTACAGAACAAATTGCATTGCCATTTTTGGATATGATAAAAGATGAACTTGAAAACAATCAATTACTTAAAGAGGATTTTGGTATTGAAAAAGGAAGTCGCTGGAATAATAATGAAATATGGATTAAGAGTAGAGGGGGACTTGATTCCTGTATTATGATTAGGGGAATTGATGGTTCTCTTAGAGGAATACATTATAAGCAGCATAGACCAACACTTGTATTATTGGATGACTTATTAAAAGACGATACAGCGAAATCAGAAACAAAACGTGACCAAGTAAAATCTACATTTAGAGATGTAGTAATTCCAATAGGTACAAAGGATACCAATATTCTTGTAGTAGGAACAATTCTTCACGAAGAGGACTTGATGTCTGATTTACTTAAGGGAAGAATTCCAGGGGTTAGAAGTATAAAGAAATCAGCTATTATAAGCTGGTCAGCCCGAGATGATTTATGGAGTGAGTGGGAAAAACTATATAATGATTTGAAGGACTTAGACAGGCTAGAAACTGCTAAGTCTTTTTTTTATGCCCAAAAACAAGAAATGCTAGAGGAAACAGAAATATTATGGGATGAATATTTGGACTATTATTATCTAATGTGCAAGAAGGAAAGTATGGGAGATAAATCTTTTTATAAAGAGATGCAGAATGATCCAAGAAGTACAGATGATTATGTATTTCAGGATATTGGATATTGGGAGAAGTTACCTGAGTTTGAAGAGATGGAAATGGTGGTTTATATTGACCCAGCTATTAAAGCAGGAAAGAGAAATGACTATAGTGCTATTACGGTATTAGGTCAGCATAGAAAAACAAAGCAGATGTATGTGATTGATGGCAATATCTATAAATTACTTCCTGATGATTTATTTAAAGTGGCTATTGAGAAGATAGAAAATTATAGTCCTGATAAAATTGGATTTGAAGTCAACCAAGCACAAAGCTATATGAAACAGAAATTTGAAGAGGAGCTTTGGAAAAATAAAATTTACACACCAGTTGATGAAGTGAATAGTAGAGGAAACAAGCATGAAAGAATTATGAGCCTTGAGCCAGATGTAAAGAAGGGGTATATATTATTTAATCGAGAGAATATAAGTTATAACAATCAAGTATGGGATTATAATAAATTTGCTAAAAATGATGATGCACCAGATAGCTTATATGGAGCTGTTCAATTGGTTCAAGGTGTACAGAAGTTGAAGTTTTATGAGAGGAAGTTACTGTTTTAATGTACATTGTAAAAAAATTTATTTTGGGTATATATTTTGGGTATATATTAAAATAAAATAAAATTTTGGAGGTGCATATTATGTTTAAATCAGGAGTGATGGGCGGTAACGGAAGAGTTGGTAATGATGCAGGAAGAAAAATTGGCAAGAAGGTTGGAGGTGTCATTGGTAAGAAAATAGGTGGCGAAGGCGGCAAGAAGGTTGGAGAAATTGTAGGAGAAGCATTTGGAGGTGCTACTGGAGAAGTGATAGATAAGTAGATAAGACTAAATGGCTTCTACTATAACAAGTAGGAGATGATAATTTGCAAATAACAGAAAATTTAATATTAGAATGTTTAAAGGAACTTGAAAAAACAGTACTATCCAAGCAAACATATCAAGACTACTATGAAGGCAAACATAGTATTTTAAATGAGTATGCCATGCAGGATAGTAGAAGTAATATGAAGCTAGTTTTTAATTTTCCTAGAAAATTCGTTGATAATGAAACAGGCTATCTATTAGGTAAGCCTGTTAATTTTGTGTCTAAAACTGATGATGAAGCTATTATTGATGCTATTGATAAAAATATGAGTCATTGGGATAAGGAACACAATATTGTCCTTCGAAAAGAAAGTGAAATATTTGGAGAAAGCTATGAGCTAGATTATATCAATCAAGATGGAGAGTTCTGTGCAACGATACTGAATCCATTAAATTCTTATGTATTAGAAGATGGTACAGCAGATAGGAATGTATTGTTAGCCATTCACAAATTCAAAAGGCAGTTTGATGATAAGACGTATCTTGATGTCTATACAGATGAAGAGATTATTCATTATGAAATAGGAAGTAAAAATGGGTTGAAAGAAATAGGAAGACATAACCATATATTTGGAAGAGTTCCTGTTATAGTATGCCCAGCCAATACTGAAAGAAGTAGTGGCTTTCAAGATGTAATTTCATTATTAGATGCCTATAATGCTATCAATTCAGATTTATGTAATGAAATAGCAGACCATAGAAATGCTTATCTGGTCATTGAAAATGCAAAGATTGAAGAAGAGGATTTACTTAAAATGAAGTCTATGGGAATCATTCAAGTGCCAAAGGGTGGAGCAGTCAAATGGCTTACTAAAGATATTAATGATTCCTTTGTGAAAAATGAGTTAGAGAATATTGAAAGAAAAATCTATGACATGATGGATGAAGTAAATTTCAATGAAAATTGGGCAAGTAATACATCTTCACTAGCACTTAGAAATAAACTTCTAAACCTTGAAAATAGAGTGGCAATGCGACAAGCAATTATGGAAAAGGTAATTAGGCAGAGGCTTAAGAACCTTTTTATTTTTTTGTCTAAAAAAGAGGGAACACAATTTGATTATAGAGATGTGGCTATTAAATTTACAAGGAATCTTCCAACAGATTTAGTGGGACTTGCAGATGTAATTGTAAAACTTCAAAATGTATGTTCACAGGAAACACTACTTACCTTATTGCCATTTGTAGAAAATCCTAAGCTTGAAGTTTCAAAATTTGGAGCAGAACAGAATCAACTTGATTTTGCAAAGTGGAAGGAGGAAGTAGACGTTGAAGGAAAAGATACTAGAAATTAAAAAAGAAGCAATAGAAAAAACAAAGGCTGAAGCTGAGGAAGCCAAACAAAGACATAAACGATTGAGAGGAGCGTTTCTTCTATTACTAATGGATTATTTTGAGAAGTATTCTGAAGAGGGGAAGTTCTCGGTTAATAGATTTCAAAGGAATGCAATACTGAGTGAAGTAGAACAGAGGGTTATAAAGGAAACAAAAGCATTAGCACAAGAAGAATTGAAAATTGATGAAAGTGTTTTAGAGGATATTGTGAGAAATGCATATAAGAAACACGTTGATGTGATTGGAGGTGATAAAAATATATTATTAAATCCAGTATTCATTCATGAAATAATATTCAAGGATTACAAGGGAGATAGCTTTGAAAATAGAGTCTTAAACAATAAGAGAAAACTTGCTGGCAGGCTATATTCAGTATTTGACAAGGTGCTACTTAATAATTCTACTTTGGGAGAAGCATCTGAAATAATCAAAGAAGTATTTGATAAATCCGATTACGAAAGCTATAGATTATTAATGAATGAACAAGGAAGAGTTTTTGATGCAGTACAAACTAAAATATTTATTGATGAAGCAATCATTAAAAAAGTTATGTGGGTATCAGCTTTATGTCCAAATACCTGTCCTTATTGTGAGATGATGGATGGAAGTGTATTTGAAGTTAATGATCCAAATAGACCAGAAATACCAGCCCATGTATTATGTCAATGTTGTTGGATTCCAACCTAAAGAATGTTAAACAATAATTGTCCTGAATAAGACATTAAACTGTTCTTTTTTTATACCCAAAATTAATGTGTCTTTGGTTCAAAGAGTCAAAGGGACAATTTCAAGGAGGAAAATATTATGCAATTTGAAGAAGTGAAAAGTTTTATTGAAGAAAACAAGGAAACAGAAGAGGTAAAATCATATCTTCAGGAGTTGAATTCATTGACTGTTGAAGGGATGAAAGGTTTTATTGAATCAGATGAGAATGCTAAAAGCTGGCTTGATTCAGTTAAGGACAAGCATTTATCAAAAGGACTTGAAACGTGGAAAACTAATAATCTTGAAAAGATGATTGATGAAGAAATAAAGAAGAGGTTTCCAGAGAAGGATGAAAAGGATATTGAAGTTGAAAAACTAAGAGCAGAAGTAGAAAAAATGAAGTCTGAAAAGCAACGAGAAGTTTTAACAAACAAAGCCATTAAAATAGCTAATGAAAAGCATCTACCAATTAATTTGGTGGATTTTTTTATTGGTGAAAATGAGGAAGGTACAGAGCAAAATTTATCTGTGCTTGAATCTGTATTTAGTCAATCAGTTCAAAGAGAAGTTGAGAAACGATTGAAAGGTGATGGCTATATACCACCAAAAGGTGAAAAAAAATCAAACATCACATTAGATGCTATCAAAAATATGTCTCAAAAAGAAATCAATGAAAATTGGAACAGCATAAAAGAATTATTAAAAAACAAAAAATAGAAAGGTAAAGGTGATATTATGTCAGTACAAAATTTTATACCAACAATATGGTCAGCGAGATTAAATGAAGGATTTAAAAGAAATTTAGTTTATGGAAATTGTGTCAATACAGATTATGAAGGAGAAATAGAAGGTCAAGGTTCAAGTGTCAAAATCAATTCTATAGGAGCAGTGACTATAGGCGATTATGATAAATCTGCAGGTATTGGGAAACCAGAGGAGCTTACATCAGAGCAGAGAACACTTCTTATAGACCAAGCAAAATACTTTAATTTTCAGGTAGATGATATCGATAAAGCTCAGGCGAATGTAGATTTACTTGAAGAAGGAATTAAGGAAGCTGCATTTGGACTTGCTAATACTGCTGATAGATATATTGCAGGATTTTATACAGAAGTAAAGGCTGGAAATACAATTGGAGATGATACAACTCCTATAGTTCCAACTAAAAGTGATGCCTATGATTATCTTGTAGATTTAGGTGTAATACTTGATGAAAGTGATGTGCCAGAGGATAACAGATTTGTTGTTGTTCCTGCTTGGTTCTATGGACTTTTGGTAAAAGACCCAAGGTTTACAAAGGAAATGGATGTAATGAGAACAGGCTTTGTTGGCAATATAGACAATATGGCAGTTTATAAATCAAACAATGTTCCAAATACTACAGGAACAAAATATAAGATTATAGCAGGTCACAAGAGTGCAATTTCATTTGCAGGTCAAGTAGATTCAGTAGAGGCTTATAGACCAGAATCACAATTTAGTGATGCTATTAAAGGGCTTCAAGTTTATGGTGCAAAATGCATAAAACCTGAAGGTATTGCAGTTCTTACAGCTAATAAAGCATAGAGTGAAAATAGAATGAAACTATGAGGGGTGTGCCATTTGGTACATCCCTTTAATATTGAAAGGAGCAGATTATATGGCTTGGTATGTAAATAAAGAAACAAAACTAAAATGGGAAGTTACAGATGAGGAGCTTATAAAAAGACTTTCTAAAGATGAGAATTATGAACTAGTTGAAGAAAAGAAAACACAGGCAAAATCAAAAACTACAACTAAGAAATAGGTGATGATATGGATAGCTTATTATTAATGAAGCAACTTTTAGAAATGGATGATGGGGATACTTCGAAAGATAGTATCCTCAATCATTTCTTAAGAAAATCTAGGCAGATTATATTGTCATATTGCAATGTTACAGAGTTATCAGAGAAATACGATGGAACGATTGTAGATTTTGCAATTTATCTATATAAGAACAGAAATGATACGGGAGTAATCAAGAAAACAGAAGGAGAGAGAAGTGTTAGTTTTGAGATTGGAATTCCTGAAAATATCAGACTTGCGTTGCCACTACCTAAAATAAAGGTGGGTGGCTATTGATGTTTTATGATGCAGAAATTAAGGTGCTTGATAAAAATTTAGTGGAGGTCAAAACAATGATGGGAGATTTGCAGCCTTTTGATAAGGTGATGAAATTTGAAGATGGTATAGAGATTGAAATTTATAACAGAGTATTTTGTGACCGAGAACCTTCTATAAATAAGGAAAGTTATTTGCAGATTGAAGGAATTAAATACAAGATCATGGACATTAAAAAATGGAGTGATTATCTTGAACTATTTATATACGAATGTGGCGGGTAGGTGAGTGAATTGAAAAAGATTGATGATTATTTAGAATTTCTACTTCAAGAAAAAGGAGATGAAATTCAACATAAAGGGCAGCTTAAAAAAGCTTTGATTACGGATGTGAGAGATAACATTAGTTTTTATAATGATAAGTTTATAAGAACTGACTTTGAAATTCAAACGGGAGAAACAATAGAGTATCAAGAAAGTAAATGGATTATAGTAAGTGAAATTGATAAAAGCAAACTATCTTACAGAGCAAGGCTACGAAAGAGTAATTATAGAATAAAGATGGTTATAGATGAAGTGATGTGCGAGTTAGATACTATTATTGAAGGCATTAGTTTTGGAATAGAAGAAGGAAAATATATGAATTTTGAAGATGGGAAAATAGAAGTGACTATCCCAGCTTATGATATTTCAAATAAAATTGATGCAGATATGAGATTTATAAAAATGGATAAGGCATGGAAGGTTGTAGGAGTTGATAAAAGTAAGATAGGACTTAATATACTTCATTGTGAAAAAGATTTATTTGGTTCTAATGATGATAAAGAAAATGAAATTGCCGACAAGAATAAAATTGCGATATGGGAAATAAAAATCAATGAAGATAATAGACAAGTAGCTTTAGACAAGGAGTTTATATTCACTGCAACAGTAAATAAAAATGGAGCAGAAGATACAAGTCAGAAAGTTGCTTGGCAATCTTCCGATGAGTCTATTGCTATTATTGATAATGGAGTTGTTGATGGACTCGCTTTAGGTAAGGTCATTATATCAGCATTTATTCAAGACAAACCAAGTATAAAAACGAGTATTGAATTAGAAGTGCTTGAGAGCTTGCCAGATATAATAAACTACAAAATGTGGAGTTCTTATACAGGTGATAGTGAGAAAAATTATGAAGATTTTAGTGTACGCTATGGTTCTAAAAAGAATTATGGAGCAGAAAAATATATAAATGGAATTATTGCAGAAGAAAATGATACTTATACTTTCACTCTTGATCCTAATGGTGTACCAACTTCAAAATATGGGTTTAAGGTAATAGATGGATATAAATGTGAGATATCACATAATGAATATCACAGTCCAGAGCAATTGAAGTTAATAGCTGAAAGTAATGAAAGTGGAGAAGTAATAGAAGCATTTATACAATTGAAGAGTTTATGGTAGGACTTACTTGTTTTAGGCGAGTAGGTCTTTTTTATTGGATAAGCAAATTAAAAAAAGGGGCGATGTTGATGATAGAAATGAAGGTAAATAGTAATGCAGAGTATTTGATGAGTGTGCATTTATTAAAAAAATTAAAAGCAAATCATCTGATTTCAGATGAGGAGTTTGATGCGATAGATAAAGAAAATAGAAAAGTATTTTTAAAGGCTGAAAGCCTTAGAATTGCTTGATTTATGGTAGTAGTGATTGTAACATGTGTGTAGGTTGAAACAATATGAAGGGAGAGATTTTATGGCGAAAAATGTCCAAGTAATAGAACCAATTAAAAAATTTGATAATACAGATAAAGATGCTAATCCTATGAAGAAAAAAGTCTGTGCTTACTGTAGAGTAAGTACGGACTCAGGAGAGCAGATGGAAAGTTACAATGCTCAAGTGGATGAATATACAAAAATAATAAAAGAAAATCCAGCATGGGAATTTGTAAATGTATATGCTGATGCAGGCATAAGTGGCACAAATGTAAAAAATAGATTGGCTTTCAATAGAATGATTAAAGATTGCCATGAGGGTAAAATAGATATGATTATAACAAAATCTATTTCTAGATTTGCGAGAAATACAGTTGATTGTTTAAATCATGTGAGGTTATTAAAAAATAAAGGTGTAGAAGTGTTCTTTGAAAAAGAAAACATATATACATTTGACCCTAAAGTTGAATTGCTTCTTACTATGATGAGTTCAATAGCTCAAGAGGAAAGCAGAAATATTTCTGAAAACTCCAAGTGGGGGATAAAAAAGAGATTCAGAGATGGTGTGGCAATTTGTAATACCAATCGACTACTAGGATATGATAAGGATGATAACGGGAATTTAATTGTCAATGAGGAGCAAGCAAAAATCGTAAGAAGAATTTATAAAGAGTATTTAGATGGCAAGGGATATGGTTCTATCGCTAGAGGCTTAACCGATGATGGAATTATAACTGTAGCAGGAGGTAAATCATGGTATGGTTCAACTATTAGTAAAATTCTGAGCAATGAAAAATATAAGGGAGACTTGCTTTTACAAAAAACGGTTACTGTAGACTATCTATCGCATAAGAGAGTAAAGAATGAAAATCTTGAGCCACAATATATTATAGAAGATAACCATGAACCAATTATTTCAAAAGCCATATGGGAACAAGTACAGCTAGAGAAAAAAAGAAGATACTCGTTAACGTGCGGAAGCGATCCTAAAAATAGAACAAAGTATACTAATAAATATGCTTTTTCAAGTAAGTTGTATTGTGGTAAATGTGGAAGAACTTTAAAAAGAAGAAAATGGAATGCAGGAACGAAATCTGAAAAGATTATGTGGCAGTGCAACAATTATATAAAAGGTATTGAGAACTGTGATTCAAAAGCAGTGAGCGATACGATATTAAAGGAAACCTTTGTCAAAGTGTATAATGATATGCTTAAAGACAAAGGTTCTTTTATTAAGAACTTCATGAAGAATGTAGAAAAGGTATTGGCTGGAAATAAGAATATTGATAGAATAAATAGCGTGGTAAAACAGATATCTGAACTAGAACAAGACTTAAAAGGATTGATACAATTACAAATAAAGGGTAAAATAGATGAGAAGTACTATGATGAAGAGTACAAAAGGATAAAAATTGAAATAGATAAATTGAATGATAAAAGAGTGAAATTTGAAGAAGAACATATCAAAGAAGTTGATTATAAGCAAAGGATAGATGCTATGATGAAAATATTAAATAGAAGTGAAGAACTACTGACTGAATTTGATGATGAAATATTTAATGCAGTAGTAAAGAAGGTAAATATAAAATCTCCAGACCATTTTGTATTCATACTTGAGAATAGTTTGGAGTATGACGGGAAATCTTATAGTAGTAAACAACACGCAACGCATGTGGAAACTTGTGTGAGGCTAACGCTTGGAAAATAGCTATTCTTAGGTTTTGATTAACATTAGTTTTGGGAGGTTTTCCTACGGTTTGCCTACGTAAATATTTATTCGTAGGCAAACTATAAATGATAGATAGGCATAAAAAGACAAATAGAAGAATAAACATACAAAACATGCAGTTTGATAACAATAAAAAAATCCCTTCAAGAATTATCTTAAAGGGATTTTTTTTGTGCCAATTGCTCAAACAAATCAGTAGTTTGTTGAGACAATTTTTTAGATCCATGAGTGTATGTGTCCAGGGT